CGTTGTCTATTTCCAACCGTCACCCTGAAGCGGAGCGATGTTATGTAGGTAAATAGGAAAAGCAGGTTTTACCCTGCCTTAACTATTTAACAGCACCGTTGTTTTTACCGGGACGACTGCGTAAGTCACCACCGCGGATTACTCGAGTCGCATCAGTCTGTCTGCTTCCTGTATTTCCGTAAGTGAAGGTGCCTGAACAAGGCATAGGTTTATCGAGATTTTTGGCCACTAATATCACCTCCTTTCAATAAAAAAAAGACACTCTATTGAGCATCTTTTGTAAATTTTTTTCTATAATCTATTATTTTGTTGTTTTTACTTGAATTGCAATTTTTACATAATGGTTGTATATTGTCTATGCAATTAGAACCACCCCTGGATAGTGGTATAATATGATCTACTGTTAATTTTACTTCCAATCCGCAACAAATACACCTATTACCACATTTACTACATAAATCTATCCATTCCTGGCGAGTATAATTTCCAGAAGCGTTAAGTAATCTATTGCGATACCTTTGGGCATATATTTTTATCTTATCAGGATTTTTTAAAAAATATAGTTTATTATATTTATATCTTTCATTAAAATGATGTTTTCGATATAATTTATCACTTTCTCTAATTTTGTCCTTATTTTTTGCCCTATAGTTATCACAACACTTCTTTTTTACTTCTGGATTTTTCTTATGGTATTCACTTGTTTGCCTTATTATTTTCTCCTTGTTTTTCTCATAGTAATGTTTATCTATTTTCTTTTTGCAAACTTTACAAACATTACTACATCCATATTTTCTTCCCCTGTTTTTATTGAAATCGGAAAACAATTTCCACTCACCACATACCGTACATGACCTGCCGATAATTTCTTCCTTCACAAAACATCCCTCCTATGCTATAATTATAGCAGAATATATGTAATATAGCAATCTATATATTGCTATAAGGAGGTTATTTTATGAAACAGATCAATATAAGACTTGATGAAGAATTAATTAAACAGGTAAAAAGAGTATGCATCAATAACGGGATGACATTGCAAGGAGCAGTTATGATAGCACTTAAAGATTGGCTAGATAACCAAAACAATAAGACATGATATTTCCTTAATTTAGGCAATAAAAATAGGGATAGAGCATATCACAATACCAATAACGGCACTCTGATACACCCTATCCCTGTGGTTTTCCTACTAAGGATTGGTTATTTAATTGATGTTTCTTGTTTATACCTATCAATCCAAGGTTTAATTTTGTCATAAACAGGTTTAGGCATTGCTGTTTGATAAAAACCATTTAAAACCATTACGTCGTGAACCATTTTACTGTCTGCGCAATTTTCAACCATCCAATCATAAAAAGCGCAAGATAATTCATATGCATGGTCAGGATTAATTGAATTGCTTCCGCTTAACAAGTAGGATAGACTAAAACTATCTTTAAAAATTTTCATCATTTAAACACCGTCCTCGGTTATTTCTTCTTACCGTAACCCTTGCCCATGCCCATTTCCTTCTTATCAGACTTAGGCATACCCTTCATGCCCTTTCCTTTACCTTTACAACCTGCCATACTTATCACCTCTAGTCAAGTTTAATATCCTTGGTAGGACTAATCATAACCGCCCTGCCGCCCTTCACTTTGACGGTAAGCGTTCCCCATCCTCCAAGGTTGCGCAATTCTTCGATGATTTTTTTTTCTTGGTCAGTTAGTTGCATTATTTACCTCCGCTGATTCAGTTATATTGGTAAAAATAACCGTGCTATGTTTTTCCTTGATGTTAACTCCAATAAGTTGCTGAAAAGTGCGATATAACGCCTTTACTACGGATTGAAATGTTTTAATTTTACCAAACGTACCGATGCAATTATCAAACTCTATACCCTTATTATACTTACAGATATATTCGTCGCCATCAAAGAACTGTAAAGTAACAAGAACTTTATTTGCTCTTTTCACATCTTCGATATGATTTTCCATGATTAATCCCCCTCGGTTCTCCGTTATTAACTCGCTAAATTCATTACCGCCTGTACCTGCTGATCTGTCGGTAACTGCATAATCTGCATAAAGGCATTGGGATCCTGCTCCTTAATCTGATTCAACTTATCCATAAACTGCATAACTGCGTCCTGCTGCAACTCTCCGCTCATAACCTCTCTATCACTTTCGAGGTCGTGCGATTGCTGCTGACGGTTTAATTCGCCCTGCTGCTTTATAACGGCAAGTTCTTTTTCATGCTGCTGTTTAGCAAGCATCATATCAGTACTTTGCTTTAGTTGCTGTTCTTGTATCTGTTTTGCCTGCTCTTCCTGCTGCGCTTGGGCCTCTTGTGCCTGCTGTATGTCCTGCTCCATCTGCCCGATAACTTCTTTAAGGTGCGGAACACCGATTTTATCAAGAATTTTCAGTATCAGCATATTGCCGGGAGTAGGTTCAAAACGTCCCTGCCCTGCAAGAGAAACAATAGAATTCATCATTTCAGACTTATTCTTCATAAATCCAACTTCTGCTGAAATCTCAATATCAAAGTCAGGATAGATTAAATCGCCGTTAACATCACGAAGCATGGATAAGCGGTTAAACTGACCGTATTTGTTCTCGCCCTTCTCTCCGGTAATGCGGAAAGGACGATCATCATCACAAAACGCCAACGCAAACTCCGCAATAGTGCGGTAAAGTGTCTTGTATGAGGTTGACTTATAAGCAGACTTAATTGCTAATTTGTTACTTGACTGACTAATGTACGCCTGCGCCTGGTCGCCTGATGTTACGCCCGGTTGATGAACGCCCAACGAGGCATCGGTTACGCCGGTTATAAGTTGCAACCATTCTTTGAATTTATCAACCAATTGAATGCCGTCAATATTTGTACTTAAATCAACTTCCTTAACCTCTCCTACGTCATTAACATGGATTATTTCAGATGTTGGGTCCATAAGTTTTCTTGCTATTTCTGTGGAAGAGGTTAGAATCTTCTTCCTGCCACGAAGGAAAGATTCTTCATACATATGGACCGCTTTCTTAATACTCTCCTGCAAATCCCAAACATCTTCCATAATGGATATACCCCAACAACACTTATCACGCATAATAAAAGGTTGATAGACTATATCCCAGCAGGTAGGTATGTAGTATTCTGCCTCAGTTTCGGTATCAACAACACGATAGGCAACATTGCCCTGATCGTCCAAACCCCTACGAACCTGTGTACCTGCTTCAATAGTCTCAGTTTTGTACGGTTCCCCGTCCTCGTCCCTACGATAAAAGAACTTTGGAAGGTGCTTAATTAGCAAATCACCAGACCACCACAGTTTACAAATATCTCCGTCGTCGTCCCGGTAGGTAGTCTCAACGATAGTATATTTACCAAGTCCAGTATCCTTAGAAACTCCGGTAGTGTCGTTAACGGTAGTTATTCTTTGGTCGCCCATAATCTCGTCATACTCGGCGTACAGTATCGACTTTTCCTCTAACATATCCTTCGTTATATCTTTCCATTTACGGAGGATATACTTCTGTGTGCGGTTAACCGGATGATGATAATGTTCCATATCGTCGCCGAAGTTAATAGACGACTTGTTAGGTATAATATCCTTCGGGTGAGGGTTACTAATCTCAATCTCACCGACATACCCAGCACGTTTGATATTATTGTTCCAGTGAACCTTTTTGAACGTACCGCCTAACTTTGAAACTCTGCGCTCATCCGACATATTCATTTCTTCAAGCGAAGGGGAGGAACTTCTCAGCACATAACCGACGTAACTCTTTAAGGCATTAACAGGGACTTCATCGGCAGCAGTAACGGGTTTAAAGTCGTGGTCAGGTATAGTCATATCAATAAGTGCTTCGACAATTAAGCGAGGGAAGTTAACAACCGTTCTCGCTTCTTTTTCTTGCCGATTGTTGACATTCTCAAACTCACGATTACCGTTGTACATATTTTCCCATGAATCCATGAGAAGATCGTATTTTTTCTTTGCCTGACGGTCAATCTCAAACTGATCTTGCCAATATTTAAGCAAGTCAAGTGTCTCTTGATCGTATTCTATAGCAGGTGCTACTATTTCTTTCACCTTCTTTTTTAACGCACGAAATGGTTTTTTCCAGTCCATTTAATCACACCCTCAAAAACATACAATATGTTCCTGCAACTTCTCATATTCTTTTTCAAACGCAATGTTATTTAAAACTGCTGACTGCTCAGACAACGACATATCATCGGGAAAGTTAAACTTTTCATCCTTAGAAATGGGAGGTCTTGACATTACTGAATATCTAAGGGATTCGTTGCTGTGTGTGACCTCATGTGGAGTATCTGCCGCATCCTCTGAGTCATTCTTGTCATGCTCTAGCAACGGCAAGCAACGTATCATATTCTTGCAGGTATCGAATATCTTTAGTTTAGCGGTAAAAGAAATCTCAGTTTTTATACCTTCATCGGTAATAACGTCCTGCTTTTCTTCCCTAACTAACAAATATTCTCTTACTGCTCTCCACCCTGCTTTACGTTCATGCTTTGCTTTGCGGAGGTTATTAAGTCCGGCACGATTCATTATCTCCCTGCCGCTTGTACCTGTCTCTTGCCGTCTATTCCACAAGTCAGGAGAAGCAACCGTATAACTTATTTTCTCGTCTTTAGGTGTCATGGAGATAATCTTTTTCGCCGCTTGACTTAGTGTTAAGTCCGATTGATACAACTCACGATAAGCATATAAAATGCCCTCCGGTGAAACTGCCCACCAATAACAAGCGGTCATATCAAGTCCATAGTCTAACGAGCAGAACCGTTTCCACCACGACGGTATCTTAAGCGGTTTAATGGTATGCACATCACGACGAAACTCTTTAAAGAACTGCCCTTCACCGGCAGTAAACGCCTCTTCTGGAGTCGCTGGATACTCTGCCATATAACTATGAGGTAAGTCCTTTTTAACCTGCTCATACCAATCCTGAGTACGTCTAGGGTCGGTACTCCAAGGCATAAATATAGGCGTAAACGTATTCTCGCCGTTGTACGCCTTCCAAAATATTTCTTCAAATAAGGTACCTTTTTTAGCGGTAGACAACCCAATAACCTGTCCACCAGTAGGACGGTTAATTGTCGGATAAGCAGCAGACCAAATATCTCTAGCAAACATCTGAAACGCCCATTCATCGAGTATTACAAGGTTTGCCGTGAAAGAACGTCCACTGTCAGGACCGGCAGACATAGCGTTAAAAACAGCAGGTTCCTTGCCTTTATGATAGATAGTAACCGACAATACCGTTGAATCCCACGTAGGGTTAGGATATTGCTTCGGAGTACCTTTAACGTGCCGAATCATCCATGAAGGTAAATACCTCAGAATAAAGCATATACGCCTGATAAGTTCCTTAGCATCTTCTTCCCTCTTAGATAGAGCAACAACAGAATAACCGGGTCTAAATATAACCCCGTGTAATCCGTAGATAAGAGACAACCAAGTAAAACCTAACTGCCGCGCTTTAAGAATAATCGACAATTTACTGTCAATAATTTTCCTTAACGCTTCCTTCTGACCGTCCCATAAATTAAGTTTAGCGACTAAATCAGTAACGTCTCTATCTTCTATGTAGGCGTATTTATCTATAAAATACTCTACACTCTTAGAGGATTTACGAAATTCCAACTCGACTTTTAAGGACGCTTTTTCTCTTAACTTCTGAGCGGATAGTTTTTTCTTTTCCTTTTGTTGGTCAGTCATAAGATCACCTTGTTATGTTTTCATTTCCGCATAAACTGTACTAATTCCCACCTGCATTAATCCCATTGCCTCTATGGAATTAGTTGACCAACCAGTATAAACTCTGTCGTTTTGGTCAACTTGAATAATAATTAACTGTTTCACTTCTCCGCTATTAGCATCATCCTGCAAGTCACTAACAAGTGATTCAATTGTGACTTTACCATTCTTCTTATCTCTCAATGCTTTGATATTTTTAACCATAATAGATACCGTCCTCGGTTAAAATGTTATTTGGTTATCCTTAATCACCTGATATAGACCTGCTTCAAGTGCTGATATTTGCGGATGCTCCAACCTTAATTCAAGGTTAATATTAAGTGCCTCAATAATCTCATGCAGTAAAGTTGACTCAATCTGACTTTGAGTTTTGTTTTTATTTAAGCGGATAGTGTTGGTATTTGGATTAAGACTCCCATAATCTCCGCTTTCTCTATCATCAATCATAATTATGGTGTAGTTATGTCCTAATATCTTGATATTGTCGGGTATTATCATAGCAAATCTCCCGTTCTCAGTTAATTTTTATAAATATACGTAAAATAATAAATCGATGGGTAGCGATAGCATAAAGTACCGGTACCACCGGCCGGAGTCCCGCCAATCCATACCGGGGGTATTTGGCCCCCACCCCCTCTTTTTGGCGAATATCCTATCCAAATACGTGCGCTCGCGCTCCTGCTGGCGTATGCGCTGCGCTCTGTGCGTACAATACAGTGTCACAACCCTGCGGTTGTGAAATGGATCAAGAACGAAAAAATGTCCACCAGTGAAGGACATTTGACAATTGAACCAACAAAATAATAATATAAATCCACAAACCCTTATATAATGCTGGTTACAGGGTTACGTCTAGTTTACATAATATTTATTATCGGATCATGTCCTACTTTTGGGCTAATCCTCCAGCAACTTTTCGAGTTCCTCGTCCGACATCCCAGCTATGCGAACATCTACAGGGCCGCCGTCAGCGCCCGTGAGCTCCATTGATACGTTTTCCCTATACTTCTGCGGCATAGCTCCTTTGGTGGCGAATATAAGCAATGTATCTGAGTATTTCCGCACCGTTCCGCACTCCTGACCTTGATAGAATACCGGCTCCAGAACTCCCTCGACGGCTCTACGCCTGACTTCCTGCTCTAGTCGGTCACAGGCTTGTTTCTCAGCTTCCCGGAATCGTTCGACGTATTCAGCATTTTCCATCCATTGATAATGAGATGTCCGGCTAATTCCGGCCAATTCGGCTGCATGTGTAACCGTTCCCACTTCTGCATATGCGGCCAAGAACGCTTCCCTTTTAGCCTGAACAGATTTGTCATGGTCGCTCATTTTACATTTCACCTCGATTTACTTAGATATTCTTATGTAAGATACAATAAACTACTTCTTTGTCTCTGCATACTTCGCTTTCACCCAGTCCGGCAAATAACAATCCAGTTGATTCCTGAATATCAGATATAGATTCAAAGGTATCCTGTTGCTGCTGAAAAAATAAATAGGGTTGACATAGAAATGTACTTCTTTCTTTTCTCCAGCTTCTACATTCACCTTTGCCATGATTCCCAGATCAATCATTTTACGCACAAACTTCTTTGCCTGGTATTCTTTTAGTTCTATCACTTCGCCAATTTGCTTTTCATTGTACGGACGTATTCCACCATTTCCGCGGTATCCGAGCATATTCGTATTTGACCAAATTTTCTTTGCCAACGTTGCCATTTGTCCGCGTTCTTTCATCGTTGTCTCAGGTGGGAAGTCTATATCCAAAAAGGATTTTGCGAAACCTTTCCGCGCCCAAAACAGATAACCTTTTTCCTCGTCAAAAGACGATGCTATGTAGCGCACATTTTTTCCGCGCAACTCTCCTGTTTCCTCTTCTATGTAGCGTGTTTCTTTGAGCATTTTACCACCTGATTTCTCGTTGGTTTTTCGTACTATTTCGAAAGTCAAAACACGCAAAAAAACCAACAGTAAAAAACAACTCAAACCGTTGGTATTTCTGGCTTTGCAGGTTTTGGTCACGAAAAGATGCATATAAAAGATATATAGGTATCTTTGCATGGTCGGTTTTTCTCTCGCTTCTATACAAAACAAAAAGCACCCTCTCGGATGCTCCACAAACAGTATTCGTCTACCTAAAACAGTAGGCAGACACAAATAAAAAAACATGGTATAAAACTCCCACTATATCATTTTATCACGGTTAAACCCCGAAAACAAGAAAAACTTTACGTTTTCCGCATATCCATAGAAAATAGATACACTTTTCTCTTCTCCACACCCTCCACAACAAAAACAGCTTCGCCACAGCGCCCATACAGCCACACAAAACACATTGCAGGTATGTTTGTACCTCCAATTTGTGTATGGTCACTACAAGCACGTTTGCAGGGGTTTTCGTGTTGTTTCTATAGTAGCGGAAAAGCTGGGTTGCCATATGGATATCCAGTATGTTATACTATCATTGGAGGTGATTCAAATGTCAGCAAAGCGGAAAGAAAAATATAGAGAAGGCTGGGAAAGTTTTAATTTGCGCCTGTCTATAGAAGATAAAGCAAAACTAGCCGAAATATCAACAAATACGCGGGTTCCAGCATCGGAAATAGCCAGAACTGCTATCAAAAAAGAAATTGCGGAAATTCAAAAAACGCTGAAAAAGGCAGATACGGCTAGTATCTAGTAGTCTGGATAAGCTGGGTATCCATAAATAGCTGAATATGACGTTAAATCGGGCTAGACGGTATGGGTATCCACATGATAGTATAAGCACATGGAACACAGCAACAAAATAACAACGAGAGGGGATGCACTGAATGAGCATAACTAACGTAAGGGAACTGGTTAACAACAAACTATCCCTGTTGGACATAAATAATAAGCACTGCAAAGGCGAAACCGGAGTAACCAGAATTGACCACGAACTATCCGGGATAAAGCAGGCACTCAGGATAATGGGATTCGACCTAGAGATAAGAAAAAACCCCTACTTTTGGGAAAACGGCGAACCATCTACTTATAAGATTGATTTTGTTGAATAAACTCTTTGCGGAGAGTCTAAACAGCCTTAAGCCGCAAGCGTTCCCCTTCGGGGGAGGTGGCAAGTTAAAACTAAATACGAGGGGGATACACACATGAAAATTCACAACGGCGAGAACATCGACATCACGGTAGTTACCGACTTAGGCGAAACTGTAATACCTGCTAAAACCACAGTTGAAGTCGAAATTCCAGAGGATGCAATCTTAAACCTGCACGACCACACCATGTATGTGCAGGAAGAAGGGAACTGGTACAGTAAGACGGAACAATGCTACACAGGCGCAGACATGGAAATCTACCTGGAAGGTTAGTCGAAACCGGGTTCGCCCGGTCAGCAGGAATTTGTCTACCTGCTCTGAGGATGACAGACAAAGCGCACCGCACACGCATAACTCCTTTAGAGAGGGGTTTTGTTGAGGCAAAGGAGGAATATCAATGACAACAACAATAATGCTACTAGACGAGCAAGGCAACATTTCCGAACTGGCAGTTTACACCTTGCCGGCAAAGCAAGCGTTAATTGCTTACCGCCAAAAGTTTGAGTTCAAAAACGGCAATACCTGGACTTACCCCAGCGAGGATGCAGTAATTCGTGAAATGCGAGGGGGTGAATACTGCTACTTCCGAGGTGATGCCAACATTTTCACCAGGTCCGCGACTACCTAAAGTCGCAGTTTTACCCAAATCCTTTTGCGAGGAGGGTTTACTATGCAATTTCAAAAAATCCAGAACAAGATTGACGCTCAGAACTTTTGCCAAAACATCAAAAAAATCCGCACTTCCGAGGGCGAACCAGTTGCCCAGCGCAACGAGGGAGGGGATCTGGTTATAAACCTCACGTCGGGCGCAAACAGTGTATATAGCATTTATATTTACCCCGACCACTGGGACTGTAGTATCCAGGGCGAGGGCATGAGCGCACCGGCAGAAACCATACCAAACGAAGTTGACTGGATATACAAAAGGCGCGAAATGGTCAACCGCTCGTTCCTGCCGATTTGGGACATATAGTCTTTCGTGGTGCCTACCTTCCGGGGTAGGTAGTATGAAACACTATTGAGGGGAGGAAGCACAATGCTAGCAACAGCCGAAAACATGCACCACAGCCCCACACAGGGGAGCAAAACGCCGGAAGGTAGAAAAGCACCTGAGTTAAACAAATACCGTGTCAGACTGCATTTCAGGGAAATTATGTGCGCCGGTCAGGTTATCCCAAAGGGCACCAGTACCGAGGTAGTTTGGGGAACCAGTCCCCTGGATGCGATTATCCACAAAGTTGACCGCTACAAGGATCCCGAAATGGTTCTCGTGTGGGCCGAGGTGGTTGACTGGTATCCGGTTAGGGTCTATTTACCTGCAAATTGGGGAAGTCCTGCATTTGTTCACGACGACGAAATTTTGGCCAGCAGTCGGCAAGATGCTTGCGCCAACGCTGTTTGGAATTGGCCAAAAGCGGAGAGGGTGGAGGTGATCGGATAATGAAAAAATACAGGGTAAGGTATTATTGTAAGGATTATTCGTGGGTCATTTCCGTGCTATCGGTTAACCCTCTAAGTGCTTGCATATATACTGTCTTATGGAATAAGGCAGAATGGGCGGAGGTGGTGGGATGATGACTAAGTTAGTTTATCTTAGAATTTACGGGAGTTTAACCGCTAAGTTTCCTTACCCTGCCCCCTTAGAGAGGGGTGGCGATAGGGAAATTGAGAGGGAGGATGATATTATGGGATTTACATATGACGAGTTCATCAAGAAATATGCGGACGCCGAGAGGGAAGCGAGAAGAAAGTTAGTAGACAAACTTTTAAATTCGGATAACAGTTTTATGTATGTCGAAGATTTATCCAGCGGTCAAAATGGTTGGACGTTGGGACTAAGAGATCGCAATGAATTCTGGTTGGAATGGTTGTACCGCGTAAACATAGTAGACTAACATTTATTTTTTTTGCTTGACAGGTGATTCACCAAGCTATATAATAAGTGCATCACCTAAGCAGGAGGGCAACATGACTATACCTAAAGACAAAATACGCATCAGCATAACCTTCCCCAAGCCGCTTGCCCGAAAACTGAAGGAGCAGGCAAAGAGGGAAGGGAAGGGAATTAGTGAGGTAGTTGTTAGAAAATTTATGCCGGGAGAACCGGCGAAGGAGGAAAAAAAGATGAATATAGACTTAAATAAGATTTGTGATTGTGGTGCAGAACTACATTTTGACAGCACGATTGATGGCAACGAGCGCGAATATATGCAAACCGGGGAGCATCTTCACAAAACCGTTTGCCCGAACTGCGGTGAACGCTGGCAGTTTAGGGAGTCCGATATTGTTGACTAGCAGGGTTTAATCCCCTGCCGAGCGTCTAACGGACGTTGGGTAGGAGATTAAAAACTAAGGAGGTAGTATAATGTTACATCTGCCATCAGGGGAAAAACTGAAACATAAACTAGAAAAGGTAAACGTCATGTCATACACTGGGAAATGTTGCAAGAGATGTATTCACTACAAAAGTAAACATGCTGGATTTGAAACATGTGGCACAAGACCGTGCTACATATACATCTCTTGTGAATTCTGCAGTATGGTTAAATGCATATGTTTCAAACCAGAATCACCGACAGATTAACAAAAGGAGGGACTAAAATGCAATACAAAATAACCTGCGGTTACATGCCGCACGAGGCGCAATGTCACCGCAACGGGCAGTGTGAGGGGGTGAAATAACCGTGAAACCACCAGAATGTCGCACTCTAGTTAGTATGGGAGTAACTGCTCAAACTGTACCGTCTTGTGTTTGCGCTATGTCAACCGACTGCCCAGGTTTTTGCTCACAGCCAGAATTTCGCGGTTGGTTGGGCGGTTGTTGCCCGGAACTTTGCCCTTGGAAGAAAGGGCATTTAGACGAGGAGGTGAAAAATAATGATTAGTGTAGCAATTCTAACAGGGCCGTTTGGTCACAAAACTTTATTCCTTGGCAAAACTGCCGAGGAAATGATCGCCTCTCACAAAGGCGATGATGAAAACTGTACCCTTGAAATTAGAGAGGTACACGACATTGCCGGTAGCTTAGTTGTTAGTCTCAACCAGTCCGAGGTCGTTACCTCAAATACCCGCATTTGCAACATGCCGAACTGCGGAGTTTAGTTTCTTGTAACTGCTCACGTCGCATGTGGGCAGGACGGGAGAAATTAAATTGAGGGAGGAATTGAAACTATGAAAACTATCCAGATGTCCAGAAAGAATTTTTTCCCGTACCGTGTAAAGGCATTTGATAAGTGGGTAATGCCTGCCGAGATTAAGGAAATAGAGTCACTCAGGGTTTTTGAGGAAGGAAGTTGCTGTAATTTTCCGTTCGCGTTCTGTTTCTTAAATCCAACCCAGGAGGATCTGGAGTTAGTGGAAAACTACCTCCATGAGCAGGTTAAGTCTAAGTTGCCTGGATTCGTCTATAAAGATAGTTACAGCGCAGCAGAAACCAGTGTAGGTTGTGGAGCAAATAAACCGAGCGTCTACAAGATCAAAGCAGATCGAGTTTTAGAGAAAAACCCAGTCAGAGAGTTCCGCGCACCATATTATAGTTGGGACGTTAGAGAAAGCAGTTACCCTTGTGTTCAGGAAAAAATAGAGTTTTTTGCGCAAATCCTGGAGTGGATTTATATTGGAGATTGCGAACTACTATAAAAAATCTGGTTTGTGGTCAACCGCGAAAACCACAGAGGGAGGAATAAAGATGAAAAGAATAACGGAATGTAAGCATCTTGTCAATGATCGTGAGTGCAATATTTCACATCCATTCCAGTGTGAAATAACTTTTGGCGTAATATGCTGCTTTACCTGCTCACTTAAAACACAGTGTTTTAGAGTCTGCAACACTGTTAAAGAGGTATTGCAAGGGGAGGAAGAAAAATGAAAACTGCAATAAGGATAGAGGGCATAACACTACTTAGTATACGCGGTAAATTGCTCGCAATGGATTATAGTCATATGCCTTACAGTAAGGTAGGCAAAGCAAGATTTTGGGTGAAGGAGGTATCAGTAAACTCTGCACCCGAAGAAATTACGAAGTTAAAAGAAATGGGGTTGAAATTTTCGTTCTGCGCCTTGTCTACGTCGGGGATAACCATTAGATCCCTGAAAGACAGGGACGTTAAAGAAGTCA